AAATTTGCATAGAATCAAGATGAATTGAGAAACAAGAAAGCAACTTGAAAGGCTTTATAGTATTAAAGATACTTGAGTTTAACTGTATTGCGAAGAAGATTCTTCAAGGTAATAACAAAAGTTTCTTGAAAGCTTTGTATCTTTAGAATAGCCTGAGGAACTCCGAAGCCTTTCAAGTGAGATAGAATCCACTGAGGTCTAAAGTTATCTTCTCTCAAATCTTCTCAGGTGGTGGGCAGGAGACCATACCCTCTACCCTATATATCTATAGCGTGATTATACATTATACAGGAAAATGACCATTAACCAGAACTAGTTAACGCCCCGACATCAAAACTCTAAAATCTTTAAAGTCTTTAAAGGTATTTTTAACGCACATGACTAATCCTACCTAATAGGCAGTCAATTGTTTTTATAAGGTGTTTTTCTTAGTCATGGATGACTACTCTGGGGGATATATTGACCGTGGGGGACCACAATGTTATTGTACACTTCAAATTCACTTTTGTCAAGTCTTTAGAGAAAAAAGTTAAAAAACTTAAAAAGACTTGACAAGTTTTAAATCAAACGGTATACTAAATGCATGGCTATACTTCCATCAATAGATAATAATACTCGTAAAAGAGAACTAACTGAAAAGCAACAGTCTTTCCTCAATCATCTGGTAGATACTAATGGTGATGCTAAAAAGGCTGCTGAACTTGCAGGTTATACTTCTCATTACCATCACGTTGTAAAGACTTTAAAGTCTGAGATACTAGAACTTACTCAAGAGATACTAGCTAACTCAGCCCCTAAAGCAGCTTTTAAGGTGGTAGAGATAATGGAATCTAAAAGACCTATAGTACAGGCTAATAACAAACTCGCTGCTGCACAGACTTTACTAGATAGAGTAGGTGTATCTAAAGTAGATAAGATAGATGTTAATCATAACATGAATAGTGGTGGTATCTTTCTTATGCCTGATAAAGCCCCTTTAGACTTAGAAGAGACTGAAGATGGTGAGTATGAGGTAATGGATGACAATGACTAAGCTTTGGATAACTGAGTTTGTTAATGAAGAAGGTATAGGACTTGGTCCATACATTAAAGCAGATACAGTAGGAGAAGCTAATAGAATAGCTATACAATATGGGTTGTTAGTACTTGGAGAGATTCAAGAACTACAACACGATACAAAAGTAAAAGAAAGGACACTACACTAATGAGCAAGAAAGACCCTAGACTAGCAAGAGCAGGAGTATCAGGTTTTAATAAACCTAAGAGAACTCCTAATCACCCTAAGAAATCACACATAGTTGTTGCCAAAGAAGGTGACAAGATAAAGACTATTAGGTTTGGTCAAAAAGGTGCTAAGACTGCTGGTAAACCTAAAGCAGGTGAGTCAGACAGAATGAAAGCAAAGAGACGTTCTTTTAAAGCAAGACACGCTAAGAACATTAAGAAAGGTAAAATGTCAGCAGCCTATTGGGCTGATAAGGTTAAGTGGTAGACTATGCCACAACTAGGAAGCGATGACAAACCTGTCTTAATGACAAACAAAAAAAATAAAGGCAGACTTTATGGACCTTCATGGCATGGAGGTAAAGGAGCTGCACCTAGAGTAAACGTACATTCAAAACAATACAGAGATAACTGGGATTCAATTTTTAATAAAGGAGGCAAAGATGCCAGTAAAAAAGAAGACGAAGAGTAAATCAACTGTAAACAAAGCCGGTAACTATACGAAGCCGACTATGCGTAAGAGGCTTTTCGAAAAGATTAAAGCCGGTACTAAAGGTGGTAAAGCCGGGCAATGGTCAGCTCGAAAAGCCCAGCTCTTAGCAAAAGAATATAAAGCCAAAGGGGGAGGCTATAAATAAAATGAAAAGGATTAAAGAATTTATGATTAAGATGATGGATAAAATAAACAAAGTATATGCTAAGTTATTTAAAAAGTGTTTAACACAAAAAAAGAATGTCACTAAAAGAAAGTCAAAGAAGTCTTAGAGCTTGGACTAAACAAAAATGGCGTACCAAGAGTGGTAAAAAATCGTCAGAGACAGGGGAGAGGTATCTCCCAGAGAAGGCTATTAAGGCACTCTCAAAAGAAGAATACGCAAGAACAAGTAGAAAAAAAAGAGAAGATACTAAAAAAGGAAAACAACATTCTAAGCAACCAAAGAAAACAGCTAGAAAAGTTAGAAAGTATAGAAAAGTAAAATGAAAGATGGTTATATAACAAGGACTTCTTCAACTATACCTTTTGGGTATGAGTTAGATGAAGAATCTGATTCTTTTCTTAAACCTATAGAAGAAGAATTAAAAGTATTAAAAGAAGTTACAGAAGCAGTATTTCATGGTGAAATTAGTCTAGGTATTGGAGTAGACTGGTTAGAGGCAGAAACAGGACGTAAGATGTCACGACCCGGATTAAAGAAACACGTAGACAAAGTTTATGGAAGAAGATAAAAATAATTCTAAAAAGTACTTGACAAATCCTGATGGGAGTTATATACTAAAGAAAGATGGTACACCAAGGCTTAGACCGGGTAGACCAAAGAATTCAGAACTTTCTGGACTAAAGTTGGCTTTACAAGCAAAAAAGAAGTTAACTAAAAAAAACAAGAAAGTTCAAAAGCTAACAAGAAGTTTAGCTAGAGTCAAGAAAGAACTTGACCAAGAAGAGAAAGTTTTAACATCTAATGTTTTAACTGAGTCAGAAACTAAAAAGTTACCTGACCCTATACAAAAACATATAGATGAAACAGGTTCTTACGTGGCTTTTATGCCAAACGAAGGACCTCAGACAGACTTTCTTGCTGCTGGTGAGAAAGATGTTCTTTACGGTGGAGCAGCAGGTGGTGGTAAAAGTTTTGCAATGTTAATAGACCCATTGCGATACTGCCACATAACAGAGCATAGAGCTTTGATACTTAGAAGGTCTATGCCAGAACTTAGAGAGATTATAGATAAATCTCGAGAACTTTATCCTAGAGCCTTTAAAGGTGCTAAGTTTAAAGAAGTAGAAAAGTTATGGCAGTTCCCAAGTGGAGCAAAGATTGAGTTTGGGTTCTTGGAACGAGATGCAGATGTTTATCGTTATCAAGGACAAGCGTACAGTTGGATAGGGTTTGATGAGATAACTCACTTACCTACAGAGTTTGGATGGAACTACTTAGCATCACGTTTAAGAACTACCAATCCAGAACTTAAAACATATCTAAGATGTACAGCTAACCCCGGTGGTGTTGGTGCTGCTTGGGTTAAAAAGAGATACGTAGAACCTGCAACAGAAAATAAAAGTTTTATAGGTAAAGACGGTCTCACTAGAAAGTTTATACCAGCTAAGTTACAGGATAATCCATACTTAGCAGAAGACGGTGAATACGAAAGGATGCTACAGTCCTTACCGGCAGTTCAAAGAAAACAACTGCTAGAAGGTAACTGGGATATAAATGAAGGAGCAGCCTTTGCTGAGTTTGAACCTCCGGTTCACGTCATACCACCTTTCGAGTTACCGGGGTGGTGGGAAAGAGTTAAAGCAGTAGACTATGGTTATGCTGCTGAAAGTTGCTGTTTATGGGCTGCTATCGACCCTGAAGACAAGACCATCATAATATATAGAGAACTATACAAGAAAGGTCTAACAGGCGAAGCACTCGGAGACGCAATTACCGAAATGGAAGGTAATGAAATAAAATCTATTACTGGTGTACTAGATACAGCAGCTTGGTCAAGGACTGGTTATACTGGTCCTACCATAGGTGAAATCTTAGTTAATAAAGGACATAAACTAAGACGAGCTGATAAAAATAGAGTAGCAGGTAAAGCTCAGATACATGAGCATTTACGAGTAAATAAAGGTACTGGAAGACCTAGATTGCAGATATTTAATACATGTCCCAATCTAATTAAAGAACTTCAAGGTTTACCATTATCTAAAACTAATCCAGAAGATGTGGATACTCATGCTGCTGACCATGCTTACGATGCTCTAAGGTATTTAATTATGAGCAGACCAAGAATGGACCATCCTCATGATAGGATGTTAAGAATAAAAGAAGATTTATATAAACCTGCTGATACAGGATTTGGTTATTAATATGGTAGAAGACAACACATTCTTAAGAGCTAACGATATCTATGAAGAAGTTGAAGGTGAATCTGGAGTTCAACTTACACTTGAAGAAGACCAACAAAGAAATATAATTGGAACTATTAAAGATAGATTTCAAATAGCTGAAGATGCTAGACAAACTGATGAACGTAGATGGTTAAGAGCATATGAAAACTACAGAGGTTTATACGCTAAAAATATTAAGTTTAGAGAGTCTGAAAAGTCTCGAGTATTTGTAAAAGTTACAAAGACTAAAGTACTTGCAGCTTTTGGACAACTTGTTGATGTTATCTTTGGTACAGGTAAATTTCCAATAGGAATTTCCGAAACTAAAATACCTGAAGGCGAAACAGACTACGCACATTTAGATACTTCAAACCCTACACCCGGATTAGAAACTACTGAAGGTAAACTACCTGATGACTTTGGTAATCGAGAAGGTGCTAATAGAAATCCTTATGATGTTGGTTACGAAGGTGATGGAAAAACTTTAAAGCCCGGAGCTACTTACTACAATGGTTTATTTGAAGATAGTCTTGAAGACCAAGCAGAAGAACTAGGTATATTAAAAGATGGAGCTAGTCCTGACCCACAAGTTTTAGAATTAAGTCCTGCACAGAGAGCTGCAAGACGAATGGAAAAGCTTATCCATGACCAAATAGAAGAGTCTAATGGTAATGCTGAAATGAGAAATGCTCTTTTAGAATCTGCTTTACTTGGTACAGGGATTGTAAAAGGACCATTTAACTTTAATAAAAAACTTCATAAGTGGGATACAGATGAAGAAGGTAATAGAACATATAATCCTATAGAAGTTAGAGTACCTAGAATAGAATTTGTAAGTTGTTGGGATTTTTACCCAGACCCTAATGCAACTAATATGGAAGAATGTGAATACGTTATCCATAGACATAAAATGAATAGAAGTCAATTAAGGCAGTTACGTAATATGCCTTACTTTGATGAAGATGCAATACGTAGTGCAATTCAAATGGGTGCAAACTACGAAGAAAAAGATTTTGAAAGTCAGTTAAAAGATGATGCAAGATATGATGAAGAAGTAGGAACTAACTTTGAAGTTTTAGAATACTGGGGAATCATGGATGCTGAATACGCTAGAGAAGTCGGAATAGAACTTCCTGATTCTGTAGATGATTTAGATGAAGTACAAGTTAATGTATGGACATGTGGACATTATATTTTACGAGCTGTATTAAATCCATTTACTCCATATAGAATCCCATATCATGCTTTCCCATACGAAAGAA